TTTGATGACTCTACAAGAGATTTTCCAACTGATACTAAATTTGGACAAATTGGAATAGTTAAAAATCCTACAACAATTGGTACAGCAGGTTCTATTTTTGAACAAAATCAATTTTCTTCTCTTGGAGCATTTAAATTCTCTGCAGTAAGTGGAGAAACAACTGTAAGACCAGAAATAGGAAAGGTAATTACTCAAATAACTTCAGAGGGTACTGCACAGGCTTATGTTGCTTCATATGATAGAGAAACAAAAGTTCTTAAATATACTCAGGATAGAACACTATTTTTAAATCCATATTCTCATGATACTGAAGATCATTCGGGTATTTCGACTAGTGGTAATGTTCTGAGTTTCTTTACTGCCGATTCTTCTACAGCAGCTACTGTGAATAATATTTTAAGTTCTGATGGATTTACTGGAACAATTGATAGAAACTTTAGTGGAATCAATACAAATCCTACTGGAACTAAACTTATTTCACTAGGAATTGAGTTTTCAAATGGCATTGCCAGTCCTGAGATAAATAAAGGCTCAGGTGAAATTATCTACATTGATAACCGTCCTGAAATCACACGAAATTCTCGACAAAAAGAAGACGTTAAAATCATCCTGGAATTCTAAAGTAAAATGTCACAAAAAACGAATCTTAATATAAGTCCTTATTACGATGACTTTGACAAGTATAATAATTTCTATAAAGTACTGTTTAAACCAGGACATCCAGTACAGGCTCGGGAATTAACTACCTTACAATCGATGTTACAAAACCAAGTAACATCATTTGGTAGTCATATTTTCAAGGAAGGATCAATGGTTATTCCTGGAAATATTGTTTATGATAGTTTTTATCCTTTTGTTAGATTAAATTCGGATCATTTAGGTATAGATGTATCGGTTTATGGTAAAGAATTGGTTGGAAAACGTCTTAGGGGACAAGATTCGGGAGTTGTTGTAGTTGTAGATAAGTATTATGATGTTGATTCTACTTCAGGAATTACTGATCCGACAATTTTTGTAAAATATGTTAGATCTGGTACTAATAATGAAACCACTCCATTAATAGATGGTGAAGTATTGATTACTGAAACCGCATTTACATATGGAAACACTTCAATTAATGTAGAAGATTCGATAGGAACTATTATATCAGAGAATGGTACTGGTGCTGGTAGTGCAGCTGCTATTGGTGCGGGTGTTTATTTTATACGTGGAACATTTGTTGATGTTGAAGCAGGTAAGATTATTTTAGATCCATATACAAATACCCCATCTTATAGGGTTGGATTGACAATATCTGAAGAAATTATAACAGCAAAAGATGATAATTCATTATATGATAATGCAAAGGGTTTTTCCAACTATGCTGCTCCAGGTGCAGATAGGTTAAAAATTTCAACAACTTTATCTACAAAACTATTAACTGATAATGATGATAAGACTTTTGTTGAGTTAATGAGGGTTGAGAATGGAGATATTAAGAAACTTCAGAATAAGTCTCAATATTCTTTAATTAAAGATTACTTTGCTAAGAGAACATTTGAAGAATCTGGAGATTATACTGTAGGGCATTATGATATTGACATTAAAGAGACTTTAAATGATAGACAATCTAACGGTGGTATTTACTTTGATAATCAGGAAACTGCACAAGGAAATACTCCATCAGAAGATTTGATGGGAGTTAGTGTATCTGCTGGTAAAGCATATGTTAGGGGATACGATATTGAATCTAAATCAAATAAAGTTGTAGATGTAGAAAAACCAAGAGATAAAGAAAAAATTGATAGTGGAAATGTTCCATTCGAAATGGGAACATTAGTTAGATTGAATAACGTTGTTGGAACTCCAATTATTGATAATAATATTACTGATAATACTGTAAAATTATATAATGAAAGAAGAACTGCTTCGAATGATGCTACTGGTGGTACTCATATAGGTAGTGCTAGAGTTTATACATTTAATCTCACTGACGGTAGTTATGAAAATGCTGGTTCTAAATGGGACTTATACCTATACGACATTCAGACATACACAGCGATAGTATTAAACAAAACTATTGCCTTAAACCAAACAGAGCGTGTTAGAGGCGTTAGTAGCGGTGCTACAGGATACATTGCTAATTCTGGTACTACTACATCAACTAACTTTAATTTAATTGGAACATCTGGAACATTTGTTGCTGGTGAGAAAATAATTATCAATGAAGATAGTGATGTAACTAGAGTTTTAAATTCATTTATTTCTTATAATGCAGATGATGTTAAATCTGTTCTTCAAGATGCACCAGGAAAGGATAGTAAATACAAGACACATTTTATTGGTGATACTGTTTTAGAGCCTAATGTTCCTACAGGATTTAGTATTTCTGATACTCTTTCTGTTTCAACTACAGGTGTATCTACATCTACTGGCAATAATTGGGCGGCAACAAAGGTTAAAAGTGGAGATATTATTAGATATCAACTTCCTGGAGCTTCGTTACCAACATTTAATAGAGTCAATGCTGTTGCAGCAAATGGTTCTACTGTAACATTAGCTGGTGTTGCCGATGTTTCTAATGTTGCTGATGGAACATTAGTCTTCTGTGATGACGTTCCATTTAAGGTCATGACACCTACTATTAGAAAGAAAGGTGGATTATATGCTAGGTTGGATAATAGTAATGTCGCATCAGTAGATCTTGCCAATTCTCAACTTTATGTAACTAGACAATTAACACAACAGACAAGTACTGGTTCTGCTGGTGCTGCTGCTCTTTCTATACAAACGTCATCTCTTTCAGGTGTTACGAGTTCATTCTTCCAACCTTATGATGCAGAGAGATATAGTGTTCATTTCTCCAATGATACAACTGAAGCATTAACTTCAGACCAAGTAAATTTGGTTAATGATGGAGCACAAGTAAACTTTACAGGTTTAAGTGCTGCAGGAAGTAATAATGTTACAGTCAATACTACACTTAGAAAGCAAGGGATTGTAAGTAAAGAAAAAGAATATGTAAGAAGTCAGAAAGTAGAAGTTAATACTTGTGTATCTGCTGCTACAACTGCTCTTAGTGGATTAACTCAAAATAAATTCTATGGACTTAGAGTTGAAGATCAAGAAATTTCTTTAAATTATCCTGATGTTGTTAAAGTTATTGGTGTATATGAATCATTAGATACAGATGCTATAACATTAGATACAATAGATTTCCCATCTGGATTAAATTTAGATAGCTCTACTATTATTGGCGAATCTATTTTAGGTTCTGATAGTGGAACATTAGCACAAATTACAAATAGAGTATCCAGTACAAGAATAGAAGTTGCTTATTTAAATTCAAACAAATTTGTTCTTGGAGAACTAGCAGTATTTCAGGAATCTAATATTAAGGCAACTGTCCAAGTAATTAATAAAGGAAATCATCAAATTGTAACAAATCATTTCAATTTGGATAAAGGACATAAAGATACTATTCTTGATTATTCTAGATTAGTTAGAAAAAATGATGGATATAAACCTACTAATCGTCTTTTAGCTATATTTGATTATTATAGTGTTCCTACTGATGATACTGGTGATGTATTTACTGTAAATTCATATCCAGATGAGAAATTTGCTAAGGATGTTCCACATTTACCTGATGGCACAAGAGCAACTGATACATTAGACTTTAGACCTAGAGTATCAGCATGGTCATCTTCTACAGCATCTCCTTTTGCATGGACTAGTAGAGATGTTGGTGGTGTGTCGGGTAATCCGAGTTTAGTTGTTACTCCTGGTGAGGCATCCACTCTTGGTTATGAATTCTATCTTCCAAGGATTGATAGACTTGTTTTGGATATTAGAGGTAAATTTAGCGTAATTAAAGGAAGTTCTTCAGTAAATCCAACATTCCCCGTGAATGAAGAACAGGCAATGGATATTGCTAAAATTGAATTGCCAGCATATCTTTATGACGTAGATGATGCCAAGATCACTATGGTTGATAATAGAAGATATACTATGAGGGATATTGGTAAACTAGAGGATAGAATTGAGAATTTAGAAACAGTAACATCCTTAAGTTTATTAGAACTTTCTACAAAAACATTACAAGTTAAAGATGCTGATGGTTTGGACAGATTTAAATCTGGTTTCTTTGTAGATGATTATAAGGATTCTGGAAGACTTGACATATCATCATCCAAGATGAGTGTTAATAATACCAGTAATGAACTTACAACTCCTATTGATTTTGATTTCATAGGTCCTGAATTAGCATTAAATCCATCTATAGACACTAGTACTGTAGATTATTCTGAAGATAATGAACTATTAGATTCTAATGTCCAAAAAACTGGTGATTTAGTTACTCTTAAATATAGTGAAAAAGAATTTTTAAGTCAACCATTAGCGTCAAGGGTTGAAAATGTTAATCCATTTAATATGATTTCTTGGACTGGTAGAGTTACATTATCTCCACAATCTGATAACTGGGTAAGAAATGTTTACGTTGACGGTGGAGAAAGGAGAGTTACTGGTGATAGAAATGATGAATTTATAGAAACTATTAAAATAGGAACTGATGCTGACAAATACATTCGTTCTAGAAATGTTAAATTCTCATCATCAGGATTGCAACCATACACACGATATTATCCATTCTTTGATAGTGCTAGTGGAATTGATTTTATTCCAAAACTTGTAGAAATCTCAATGTCATCTGGTTCATTTTCAACTGGAGAAACTGTAAAGGGATATGTTGGTGGCACTCATTTATTTACTGCTAGACTTTGCCAACCAAATCATAAAACAGGTAATCCCACATCACCTAAAAAGACTTTTGGTAAAAATCCATATGACAGATCGATTACTTTAAGTACAGCATATTCTGCTTCCTCAACTGCTTTGAATATTGATATTGCTTCATTATCTAAAGAAGCACAAGGTAAGTATAATGGATATATTGTAAAAGATATGGTGATATTAGGAGAAACTAGTGGTGCTGAAGCATCAGTCTCTAATGTTAGACTTATTAATGATAATTGGGGAGATTTAGAAGGTTCATTCTTCTTTAGAGATCCAAATACCAATCCAGCACCTCCATTAAGATGGACTACTGGACAAAAAACATTTAAATTGACTTCTAGTTCAACTAATGCCAAATCCTTACCAGGTAGTTTGTTAATTAGTAGAGGAGAGACCTCTTATTGGACTAGTGGTATTGTTGATACTTATAGACAAACTAGAGTTATAGTTAGAAGACCACCACCACCTCCAGCTCCACAAAATGGCGATGGAGATAATTGCGATCCTCTTGCACAGTCATTTACGACTGAAAGGGAAGGTATGTTCTTAACTTCCGTAGATTTATTCTTCGGTAATAAAGATGAAAATGAGAAAGTAACTGTTGAACTTAGAACAGTTGAATTGGGAACACCAACATCTGAATTGGTACAAGATTTTGCCCGTGTGGTTCTTGATCCTAATGAAGTTAATACGTCAACTGATGGAAAAACAGCAACTAATGTTAAATTCCCATCACCAATTTATCTAACACCACAAACTGAATATGCAATAGTAATTCTTGCACCAACAACTAATAATTATGAGGCATGGATTGCTAGAATGGGTGAGAAGACGGTAGGTACGTCTAATTTACCTGATGATGAAAATGTTATTGTAACTAAGCAATATGTTGGTGGTAGTTTATTCAAATCCCAAAATGGTACTATTTGGACACCAAACCAATTTGAGGATCTTAAGTTTAAGATTCATAGGGCAGATTTTGTTAGCTCTGGAACTCTGACATTATATAACCCTTCTATTGAAGAAGGAGATGTTGGACATTTGGCTATGATTGGTGATGCTATTAAAACTCTTCCAAGAAAATTAAAAGTAGGTTTCCAGGATGTAACTGGAGTTCCTGGTACTAGTGGAATTGCTCAACCATTAACTACTGGTGCTAAAATAGCTGATGGAGATGGAGATTCTAATGCTTATGGTTATATTGAGGCAGTTGGTGGAAGTGCTAACGATTTAATAATATCTGTTAATGGTTCTGGATATCAAAACCAAAGTGGTACTGCTAACGTATCTTTATATCCAATTTCATCTCAAGAAAGAACTGCTGGAGAAGCAACCGTTACCATATCTGGTGGAGTAGTTTCATCTATTTCAATAAATACCAGTTCTAGAGGTAAGGGTTATAAGATTGGTGATGTTGTTGGTATAACAACTGCCGATTTAACAGGTGCGAGAGGATCTGGTGCTAAGATTACTATAAGTACTTTAAGCAATTATAATACATTCTTCTTGACTAATGTTAAAGGAGACCAATTTGCATTTGCTGGATCAAATGACATCTGGCTTCATAATGGTGGAGATGCTGGAAGTTATGCTGCTTTCAATAGTGGTAATACTCACTTCGAGTCTTCTTCTCAGAATGGAACACTGTATAGTGGAAATACTTTAGAGGTTAATCAATTCAGTCATGGAATGCATGGTGCTTCCAACATAGTTCAACTTAGTGGTATTGAACCTAATTCAATTCCGACTACTATTACTGGTGATGTTAGTATTAATTCAACAGGAACAATTTCTGTAGCAAATACTAGTATATTTGCAAGATATGAAGGTTTCCAAGCAGCAGCTAGTGCAGACGAGACTGGATATGCCAAGATTAATAATGAAATTATCTATTATAGTGGTATTACTGCAAGTGGTGGTGGTGCTGGAACTATTGGTATATCAACTAGAGGAATTGATGGAAGTGGTTCTAGAAAACATATTAATGGCACTCAAATTCAACCTTACACATTAAATGGTGTTAGTTTGAGAAGAGTTAATAAGACTCATTCTTCTACTAGTATAATGGATAGTCCAAAGGATTTGGATAAGTATTATCTACAGTTTGATAGGACTTCTGAAGATACTAAGAGAGACTCTGGTGATACTATGGTGAATTTTACAAATGAAAATTCTTTAGGTGGACCTAACATTTACTCTACTAAGAATCTTCAGTTTAATACAATTCATCCAAGAATTAATGTTATAACTCCTGGAGAGGGAACAACTATTACAGGGCAAATTAGAACTATTACTGGAACCAGTGCTGGTGGAAGCGAATCTTCCTTTATGGATAAAGGATTCGAATCTGTTGAAATTAATGATACAACTAGATTATCTTCTCCTAGATTAATAGCATCTAAAGTTAATGAAACTGCTAAATTGGATGCAATGACTATGAATAAATCATTTACAATGACTTTAGATTTAACATCTAATAGTTCTCATGTTTCACCTGTTGTTGATTTAGATAATGCTATTGTAATTTTGGGTAGAAATAGGTTAAACAAACCAGTTAATGATTATGCATCTGATGGAGCATCTAACTCTATTTCTGAGGATCCTCATACTGGAATATATGTAACTAAGAGAGTGGACCTTAAGAATCCATCAAGTTCTTTGAAAGTTCTTGTTGCTTCATCTAGACATTCATCAGCAGACTTTAGAGTTCTGTATCAGTTATTCAGAAATGATTCTGAAGATGTTGACCAAGCATACGTACCATTCCCTGGATATGATAATTTGACAGATACTGATGGTGATGGTTTTGGAGACAGAATCATAGATGATACAAAAAATAATGGTAAATCTGATGCTAAAGTTGTTGCAAATGCAGAAAACGAATTCTCAGAATATCAATTCAGTACTGATAATTTAGAACCATTTACAGGATTCAAAATTAAAATCGTGATGAGTGGAACCAATGAAGCATTTGCTCCAAGATTCAAGGACTTCAGAGTTATCGCATTAGCATGATAAAAGTAGAAGGACATAAGAATCTGTATCGTAATGATGCTGGTGCAATTATTAATACAGATTCTTCTGAATACAATCAGTATATTAGAGTTAAAAATAAGAGAAAATCTGAAAAAGATGAAATAGATAGACTTAGAAATGAAATCGATGAAATTAAATCTATGTTGAAGGAGTTAACTAATAAATAGTTAAAATTATAATTTTGATAAGATGACAGTATACGTCGCAAATCTTACAATAAATCAAGGTGCTGATTTCAGTCAAACATTTACATTAGAGGATAGAAATGCCAATTCTGCACAGAATTTGACTGGGTATAGTGTTGCTGCGAAAATATCAAAGCATCATGCATCTACCAATCAAACAGCATTTTCAGCAACAATTTCAAATGCTACTGGTGGAGAAATTAAATTAATTTTGACAGATGTACAAACAGCTGCATTAGCACCTGGTAGACAGGTTTATGATATTTTATTGACTGCACCCGATGGAACTAAGGAAAGAGTTGTTGAAGGTATGGCATTAATAAGAGACGGAGTTACCTAATGGCATCAATCAGAGTAAGAAGAGGTTCAATATCCTCTGTTGGGATTAGAATCGGACAATCAACTGGAACTAAACTTGTAAACTCATCTTCATTCTCGATTGGTAATTTGAGTAGTATTAACGACATTGATGCTTCTTCTAGAAGTTCTACTAATAGTATTTTGATGTATAATACATCTACTCAAAAATATGAACATGTATCACCATATCATATAGTAGATATGTCAGATTCCACTCAAGATAATGCAATGGATGCGGGGACATTTTAATTAAGAACTAATAAGCATAAATATAATTAAAAGTATAGTATTACAACATGGCTTCTCCTGTTATTCAGTTTAAGAGAGGTGCTTTCGGTAGTTTGCCAGCGTTGAAAGCGGGAGAACCTGCATTCACCAATGACAAATATGATTTTTATATTGGATTAGATAATAACTCTTCAAACAACAAGTTTTTCGGTTCGCACCGATATTGGTTGAAAGAAACCGCTACTGCTGGTTCAGGATTGAACTTAGTTGAGGGAACAAATAACGGTGTTCATGCTTTTACATTGAAAGCACCAGCTTCTTTAGCAGCATCTTATAACGTTACCTTCCCTGATGCTCAGGGTGCAAATACGGGTATATTACAAAATAATGGTTCTGGCGTATTAAGCTGGACTGTTGCACCGACATTTACAGGTGCAATAACAACCAACGATTCAACAGATTCTACTAGTAAAGATACTGGTGCACTTATAGTTGCAAATGGTGGTCTTGGTGTAGAAAAAAGTGTTCATGTTGGAGCAGCACTTTCTGTAACTGACAGATTATATGTTGGTGGACAATCCGAATTTATTGGCATTGTTACTTTCCGTGGTGGTACAGTTAGACTTGGTGATGCTGATACTGACGATGTTGTAATTGGTGGTGAATTTGCATCTAATCTAGTTCCAACTACTAGTGTTGCTTATGATTTAGGTACTAGTGCTAAGAAGTGGAGAGATTTACATGCTGCTAACTTAAATGTTGGTATTATAACTGCATCAACATTTGGTGGATTTACACATCTTGTAGGTGCTGCAACAACTGCAGTTACAACATTTGTAGCAAAAGTTGTTACTAAAACTGCTGCACATAGGTATCATCAGCAGGGTAGTTCTAGTGGTTATACAATTGATGGAATAGAATCTCCTTTCCTAACTTTACTTCCAGGTGTAACATATAAGTTTGATCAAGCACATGCTTCAAACGCTACACATCCAATTCGTTTTTATCTGGATGCTGCTAAGAGTCATGCATATACAACTGGTGTAACAGCATCTGGTACTCCAGGTAACGCTGGTGCATATACACAGATTGTAGTTAGTGACCAAACTCCTAATACATTACATTATCAGTGTTCTGCACACTCATTAATGGGTAATGCAGTAACTACTGGTTCTAATGCAGTTAATACACCACATAATGCCGTATTCAAAGGAGACGTAGATTTAGGTGATGCTACTGGAGATACTATTACTGCTACTGGTAGATTTGATAGTGATTTAGTTCCTTCTACAGATGGTGCCAGAGATTTAGGTGCTTCTGGATTAGAATGGAAAGATTTGTATGTTGATGGTACAGCAAACATTGATGCTTTAGTTGCTGATACTGCGAAGATATCAGATTTAACTGATAATAGAGTTGTTATTGCTGGTAGTGCTGGAGAACTAGAAGATAGTGCAAATCTAACCTTTGATGGTTCGACACTTGCACTTACTGGTGCTCTTACAGTTTCAACTAACGCAACCATAACTGGTAATCTAACAGTTCTGGGTACACAATCAATCTTAAACACAGAGACGTTAAAGGTTGAAGATAGTTTGATTGAAGTTGGACTTGTTAACAGTGGTGGTTCACTGGTAGCACCAAGTTCAGATGCCAACATCGACGTTGGTATCGTAATGCATTATTATAGTGGTTCTGCTAAGAAGGCTGCTGTATATTGGGATGATTCCGTATCAAGAGTTGTTGTTGGTTCAGATGTTTCAGAATCTAGTAGTGTTCTAACTGCTGCTGCATACGCTGCATTAGAAGTTGGTTCATTATGGGTTAAGGATTCTGTTGGACAAACAGAGACTATAGGTGTCAGTGGAGGACAAAGAATTCTTCATAACATAACCGTTGATGGTGGTTCGTTCTAATAGTTAAAAAATAACTTATAAATATAGGTGGGAGTAATCTCACCTTTTTTATTATATGAAACTATGAATGAAACTGATTATAAAAATTTGATAATAGCATATCAACAAAAGTCCTTTGATTTGTTCTCACAAGTTGTTGCTTTAGAAGCAAAACAAGCTACATTAAGTCAATTAGTTAAAGAATTAACAGAGAAAGTTGAAGATTTAACTAAAAAGTTGGAGAGAAAAAACAGAGGAACTAAAAAGCAAATAGCAGCGAACATTGATTCTCAGCAATTCTAATGGCAAAACCAGCAACACGACAAGAACTTATAGACTATTGCAAAAGAAGACTGGGTGCTCCAGTTTTGGAAATTAATGTCGATGATGATCAAATAGAAGATCTAGTTGATGATACTTTTCAGTACTTTAACGAAAGACACTTTGATGGTGTTGAGAGAATGTATCTCAAACATAAAGTTACTCAAGAAGAAATAGATAGAGGAAAGGCACAAGGAACTACTGGAGTTGGTATAGTAACTACTACATCATTGGGAGTAAATAGTGGAATTGGTTCTATAACTAGTACTTGGTATGAAAGTTCTAATTACATACAAGTACCAGATTCGGTAATTGGTATAGAAAAAGTATTTAAGTTTGATACTAGTTCAATTTCTGGTGGAATGTTTAGTATTAAATATCAGTTATTTCTGAATGATCTTTATAACTTCAATTCCGTAGATCTGTTACAATATGCAATGACAAAGACTTATCTGGAGGATATTGATTACTTATTGACACCAGAGAAGCAAGTAAGATTTAATAAAAGGCAAGATAGATTATATTTGGATATTGATTGGGGTGCCCAACAAGCTGATGACTTTATAATACTTGATTGCTATAGGGCATTGGATCCAGCATCATTTACTCAAGGTTATAATGATAGTTTTGTTAAAAAGTATTTGACTGCTCTTATTAAAAGACAGTGGGGGCAAAATTTAATTAAGTTCAAAGGAACCAAATTACCTGGTGGTATTGAACTTAATGGTAGGGAAATCTACGAAGATGCCCTTAATGATTTGAATGACATTAAAGAAAGGATGTCTACCGAATATGAACTTCCACCTTACGATACTATTGGATAATGGCACTTAATCCGTTCTTCTTACAAGGTTCTCCTGGAGAACAGAATTTAATGCAATCGCTCATTGACGAGCAGTTGAAAATTTATGGTGTAGAAGTAACATACATTCCAAGAAAGGTTGTAAACAGAAGTACTGTTTTTAATGATCTTGAAAGATCTAAATTTGATGATAATTTTCTATTAGAAGCATATGTAGAAACATTTGATGGATATGGTGGACAAGGTGATATCATGACAAAATTTGGTATGACTTTAAAGGATGAATTGACAGTAAGTATTTCAAGAGAAAGGTTTGAAGATTTTATTGCTCCTTTTATGGAAGCTATGCCTGACGATGAAATAGTAATTGATACTCGTCCTAGAGAAGGTGATTTAGTATTTTTCCCATTAGGAAATAGATTATTTGAAGTTAAGTTTGTAGAACATGAAGATCCTTTCTATCAGTTAGGTAAGAATTACGTCTATAAACTTCAATGTGAACTCTTTGAATATGAGGATGAGGTTATTGATACTGGTGTTGAGGAAATTGATACTAAGGTTGAAGATTTAGGACATATTACTGATTTAGTAATGGTTCAGGCGGTTTCAACTGGTACTGCTACTGCTGTTATTGGGACTGGTGGAGTTAAGAAAGTATTCTTAGATCATGATGGTTCTGGATACACTAGTGCTCCTACAATAACGTTCTCAGCACCAAGTTCTTTACCAGGTAGTGGAACAACTGCTACTGCTGTTGGTGTTCTTACAACTAGGAATAATGTTACTTCACTTGAGTACATATATCTAACACATGCTGGTGTTGGATATGGAAATACTGCACCTATTATAACAATTAGTGGTGGTGGAGGTACAGGTGCTGCAGCTACATGTTCATTAGTTCCTGCAGGTAAGAAGGGTTTACAGTCTATAAATATAACGAATCATGGTATTGGATTCTCGACTACTCCAACCGTTGCTATAAGTCTTCCATCCTTATCACCACAATTACCAGCAACTGCTCATGCTGTCGTTGGTACGGCATCAAGTAATCCATTAGGAGCTATATACATCCTTGATGCTGGAGCAGGATTCTTCTCACCACCAACAGTTACAATTGGTGCTGGTGCTACAGTCGGAGTTGGAACATATTGGTTCAACGAAGAAGTAGTTGGTAGTCTATCCAACGTTGCTGCAAGAGTTAAGCGTTGGGATGCAGATACTGGAGTTCTCCAAGTTGGTATTCAGACTGGAACATTCTCTTACGGAGAGAGAATTACTGGACAGAAATCTGGTGCTACTTATGAACTTTCAGCACCTGGTACTGCAAGCACTACTACAGATTTCTTTAGGCAAAATGAAGATATTGAATTTGATGCAGATTCATTCTTAGACTTCTCCGAATCAAATCCATTTGGTACATTCTAATGTTAGGAACCTATTATTATCACGAAATTATAAGAAAAACCATCATTGGTTTTGGTACATTATTTAATGGAATTTATGTTAAACATAAAACCCAAGAAGGTGTAGCAGCACAAGAAATGAAGGTGCCATTGGCATATGGACCATCTCAAAAGTTCTTAGCAAGATTGGAACAGCAACCAGATTTGAATAAGATGATTGCTATAACATTACCAAGAATGTCATTTGAGATGACAGATATTTCATATGATGCAACAAGAAAGTCTGGTATTACCCAAACATTTAAAGCAGTTGATAATAGAGATAGTAAATTAAAGAAAGTTTATATGCCTGTCCCTTATAATCTGGGATTTGAACTTAGTGTTATGTGTAAGTTGAATGATGATGCATTACAGATTATAGAACAGATACTTCCTTACTTCCAACCATCATTCAATTTAACTGTGGATTTGGTACAATCTATTGGAGAAAAGAGAGATATTCCTATTGTTTTAAGTAATGTTTCATTTGTTGATGATTATGAAGGTGATTATGCTACAAGAAGAGCATTGATATATACATTAAGATTTGAAGCAAAAACTTATCTATTCGGACCTGTTGCAGAATCTTCAGAAGGACTTATCAAAAAAGTTATTGTGGATACTGCTATGGATACCAATACAGCACAAGCTAAGAGAGAGATGAGATATACTGTTGAACCAGATCCAATTACTGCTTCACCTGGTGATGACTTTGGATTTAGTGAGACTACATCGTTCTTCACAGACTCTCAAGAATATAGTCCTACAAGACAGGAGGATATGTAAAAGTAATGTCTAGTTATGATCCTATTGATGAAGCACTCAATATTGAGAGTAATATTGAGGTGTCTAAAGATGCCAAACCAGTAAAGAGTACTAGTGATGATGTAGAAAAAGATTATGATTATACCCGTGCCAACTTATATTCACTTATCGAAAAAGGACAAGAATCTCTTAATGGTATTATGGAACTTGCAGGTGAAAGTGCAAGTCCAAGAGCATATGAAGTTGCAGGACAAATTATTAAATCTGTTGCTGATACTACAGACAAATTAATGGAACTTCAGAAGAAGGTGAAAGAAGTAGATGAAGAGAAGTCAAAAGGACCAAGTACTGTTACTAATAATGCAGTGTTTGTTGGTTCCACATCAGACTTATCCAAAATGCTTAAAGATGGGATTTTGAACAATGACAAATGATAATAAAGCTTGGGAAGAAGATAGTATTAAAGTTGATGATGCTGATGGAAACTTAGCATTTGAAGTAATTGATTTAGTTAAACCCGAAAAATTAGTTCCTACTTATGTAAAAGGTGCTGAGTATTCGGATTGGAGGAAAGAATTAGATGCCTGAAGATACCGTATATCTTGGCAATCCCCTTTTAAAAAAGGCAAATGTCAAGCAAGAATTTACAGAAGAACAAGTTATTGAATTTGTCAAATGTAAACAAGATCCAGTATATTTTGCTAAGAACTATATTAAGATTGTTTCTTTGGATGAAGGATTAACTCAATTCCATCCATATGATTTTCAGGAGAAGTTGATTAGAAACTTCCATGAAAATAGATTTAATATATGTAAGATGCCTAGACAGACTGGTAAGTCTACTACTTCTGTGTCTTATTTGCTTCATTATGCTGTATTCAATGATAGTACTAACATTGGTATTCTTGCTAACAAGGCAGCAACTGCTAGGGATTTATTAGGTAGATTACAAACTGCATATGAGAATTTGCCTAAATGGATGCAGCAGGGTATAATATCCTGGAATAAAGGTAGTTTAGAACTGGAGAATGGATCAAAGATACTGGCTGCTTCTACGTCTGCAAGTGCTGTCCGAGGTATGTCTTTTAACATCCTCTTTCTCGACGAGTTCGCTTTCGTCCCGAATCACATTGCTGAGTCGTTCTTTGCCTCTGTGTATCCTACTATTACGTCTGGTAAATCAACGAAAGTAATAATGGTATCTACCCCTCACGGGATGAACCATTTTTATAGGTATTGGCATGATGCTGAAAGAAGTAAGAACGAATATATACCAACTGATGTCCACTGGAGTGAAGTTCCAGGTAGAGATGCTGACTGGAAAGCACAAACTATTGCTAACACATCAGAGCAACAGTTTAAGGTTGAGTTTGAATGTGAGTTCTTAGGTTCTGTTAATACTCTTATTAATCCAGCAAAACTTAGAAATTTAGTATATGAGGAACCTATTACAAGAAATGCAGGATTAGATATCTATAATAAGGCAGAAAAAGAACATAATTATATAATTACAGTTGACGTTGCTAGAGGATTGGGTAATGATTATTCTGCCTTTATAGTTTTTGATACAACAGAGTTTCCATATCAAGTAGTTGCTAAGTATAGAAATAATGAAATTAAACCAATGTTATTTCCCAATATCATATTAGATGTTGCCAAAGGGTATAACAATGCTTATGTCCTAATAGAAGTAAATGATATAGGAGATCAAGTTGCAAGCATTATGCAATATGACTTGGAATATGAAAATATTCTAATGGCATCAATGAGAGGTAGAAATGGACAGATAGTAGGACAAGGATTCTCTGGTAAGAAAACTCAACTTGGTGTAAGAATGACATCAGCAGTTAAGAAGTTGGGTTGCTCCAACCTTAAGACTATGTTGGAAGATGATAAATTACTTACTGTTGATTATGAAATCATATCAGAATTGACTACATTTGCTCAGAAACATCAATCATTTGAGGCAGAAGAAGGATGTAATGATGACTTGGCAATGTGTCTTGTAATATTTGCATGGTTGGTGCAGCAAGATTATTTTAAGGAAATGTCTGATAATGACATTAGAAAGAGAATTTATGAAGAGCAGAAGAATCAGATAGAGCAGGATATGGCACCATTTGGTTTCATACAAACTGGTTTGGAGTCAGAAAGTTTTGTAGATGATGATGGTACTAGATGGCATACTGATGAATATGGAGATCGTTCCTATATGTGGGATTATATGTAATGGCTCATCCTAACGGTTACACAAAAGAAATGATTAAGGAGATACTAGGTACTTCTTGGCCAACTATGCCTGAAGATCATGAGACAGGTAATCAGATGAGAAGAAGAAAGGGTAGAGAGATGAGAGAAGGTAAGATACCATATCCTACATACCCTGAAAAGAAAGTTGGTCCTCAATTTGATGAGAATGGAAAATATATTTACCCACCAGGTTCTGGATTTAAATACCAGGATGAAAAGAGTAATAAAGTATCTTAATGGATTTTGATGAACAATTAAAGTTAGAACACTTATTGTTCTCAGAAAGAAAATGTAGAAGTTGTGGAAAAGTAAAGACTCTTATAGAAGATTTTTATTTAACACGTAAAAGTAGAGGAGAAGTTCCTTCATCATATTCATATGAATGTAAAGTTTGTACTATAAAAAGAATACTTAAAAATAGAAAAAGTAAACCATCTGCGGATTGGATGTATCCAGATTGGTAATGTTCATGTACTGTTTCCCCAATGAAAATGCCCCTTTGAATAAATAATTTCAGTATAAAAATGAAGATTCGGAGAGTAAAAGATGCCACTCAATTTAGCATCTCCTGGAATTATCGTAAGAGAGGTTGACTTAACAATTGGTAGAGTTGATCCAGTTTCTGGATCTATCGGTGCGTTAGCAGCTCCATTTGCACGAGGTCCAGTTGGTCTTCCTCAATTAATTGAGAGCGAAGACGATCTTTTTAGCACGTTTGGGAAACCGTATAATACAGATAAGCAGTATGAGAGTTGGATGGTAGCATCCTCCTACTTGGCATATGGCGGTACAATGCAAGTTGTAAGGGCAGATGATGCAACTCTTGCCAATGCAACAGATAACGCAACACCATCACTAAAAATTAAGAGTGATGATCACTATAACCAGTTGGGTTATGATGATAACACAATTTCAAGTACAGTTGTTTCTGCTAAGAACCCTGGAACATGGGCAAATGGACTTAGAATAGGAATTATTGATGGCAAAGCAGATCAAATATTAGTAGGACTTAGTACTGCTGCTGTTCAATCCTTTAATACAGTAATTTCTAATAGAACTGGTACTATTACTGGTTCTGGAACTTCTATAAGTGGAATTACAACAGCATCGATTACTGTAGGACAGGAAATTAGATGTGATCTTCCTGGTGTACTTCCATCAGGTACTACAGTTGCTGGTATTACAACAGTCGCAGGACAAAATTTTATAACTGTATCTAATGCATCATTACAAAGTTTTAATGTCGCAGCACAGTTTGATTTTGGTAGTACAACTACCACAACTGCAGGATTAAAAGTTGGTGCTGCTGTAACTCAGACAATGGTTGGTAAATCAATCGTTCATGTTTCTGCAGGAACAACTTCACAAGCAGATGGATACCTGAAAGGTGTTGTTACTGAAATTGGTGTTGGAGAAGCAAGTGTTAAAGTTATTGAGCACGTTTCTGCTGCAGGTACTGTTTATACAGTAGATTATCAACAGGCAGGTACATATGCATTTAATAACACTGGTAGTGTAGGACTTACAACTGTTGGATATGGAGTTACAGTTTCATATGGAACAGCTGCTTATACTTCCCAAAAAGATTGGTTTGAACAACAAACTGTTGGACTAGGTACTGGTTTAGATGCACTTGAATGGGATCAACTAGCAGATCGTCCAGGAACATCAGCATATGCTGGTTCCAGAGGAGGTAGATTTGATGAGGTTCATGTTGTTGTAATCGATGAAAAAGGAACTGTTACAGGTAATGCTGGTACAATCCTTGAGAAGCACCTCAACCTTTCTAAAGCAAAGGATGGTGAATATTCTGCAGGAAGTCCTTCTTACTGGAGAAAGTATCTTAAGAGCAATTCAAGATATATCTACGGTGGTGGTTCACCATCAGTAGGTCTTGCAACTGATTCAAATCTTAAGATGGTAGGACTTACAACATCCGCATATAGCGTAACTGCAACAAATACTCTTGACGCAGACAGTGGTTGGGACCAAGATTCCAAGAATGTTAATTTTGGAGTTGTTGGTGCAGCAACCTTTGAACTTAATGGCGGTAAAGATT